TCAAGGAGGGTGGAGACTGGAGTTGCGGATGGCACTATCCCGCTCACATTTGATGCGTCCAGCAGCGCTGACTGGCAAAGAGCTTTTCACAGTGAATATGTGAAGCAGTGCTTGAATAGAAACTGACTTAAATCAGGTCTTTTTCTAATACATAACTATAGCCTCGGCATTCGCTGGGGCTTTTTTTTGGCCCGGAGAAAGCATGATTACCAAATCATTAATGCTCAACACCGATGCCTGGGATCTGACTCTTGATGTCTCCGGCAACATTGCGACCACAGCCAACCCGTATGCAGTCGCGCAGGATGTTGCAAGCGCCTGTAAGACCTTCCTTGGCGAGGCATGGTATGACACTACGCTCGGAATTCCGTATTACCAACGCATTCTCGGTCACTGGCCCGGCACGCAGTTAATTAACAACAAGATGCAGTCAGAGGCTCTTAAGCTCGACTACGTACAGACCGCCACCTGTACAACTGTCATCGGCAAACAGAATCGTATCGCATCCGGCGTTATGACTATCACAGACACAAACTATAACCAGAGCACTATTAATTTCTGAGGCCAACATGGCAGACACAGTAATCGTTACCACCTCGGTGCCGGCCGCCACGTTCTCCGACATTGGCCTGTCAGTGCCGGACGAAAAAGACATACTGGATGGGCGACTGAGCGATCTGGATGATGCACTTGGCGGTGGCATGAGCAAAAGCCTGACCACGCCGCAGGGGCAGATTGCGATGAGCGAAACAGCAATCATCGCAGACAAGAATGACCAGCTACTGTCGATAGTGAACGGGATTAACCCGGATTACGCAACGGGCCGATTTCAGGATGCTATAGGGCGTATTTACTTTATCGACCGTATAGCGGCTCAGGGAACCACTGTCACCGCCACGGCGAGCGGTCTTATTGGCACTGTAATACCCGCGGGTAGCACTGCACAGGATGATGATGGCTACATTTACTCATCTCTTGCTGAAGCTACTATTCCTGCCTCTGGCTCGGTAGACATCGTTTTCCAGAACCAGACAACAGGAGCTATTGCCTGCCCGATTGGTTCACTAAATACGATTTACCGCGCAGTAAATGGCTGGTCAGGGATTAATAATCCTGCCGCAGGCGTGCCGGGAAACGCTGTCGAATCTCGGGCTAACTTCGAATATCGTCGAAAACAGTCTGTTGCGCTGAATGCCAAGGGTACAGCAGAGTCCATTTACGCTGCTGTTCTGGATGTAGAGGGTGTCGCTGACGCTTATGTCTGGTCAAACCATAGCGGCGCAACAGTGAACATCGGATCTACTAACTATCCAGTGCCAGCACATAGCGTTTATATAGCAGTTTATGGCGGCGAGGCTAATGATATTGCACAGGCAATTTATGTGAAGAATCAGGCTGGATGCGGAATGGTTGGCAATACCTCCGCAGTCGTGACGGACACTTCGCGCGGTACGAATATCTCTCCTAAGTACACAATCATCTGGAACACGCCAGTCCAGAAGCGCACCTACTTTAACATTCAGCTGGAAAGCACATCTTCTCTACCTTCGGACATCATCGAAGAGGCAAGGGCGGCCATTATAAGCGCCTTTAACGGTAACAGTGATCTTGTTCCGAAGGCTCGAATCGCCTCCAAGGTGTTCGCCGGTGGATATTATTCGGTGCTGAACAACATTGACACGGCATCGGTAAACGTTTTATCAGTCACTATCAGCATTGACGGAACAAACTACGGAACGTCAGTGGAATACGGCGTTGACCAGATCCCCTCCCTGGATGCAAACGACATAAGCGTAACCCTTGTATGAAAAATGTGAGAGACACAATCCTCACGCAATACGCCGCCAGCCCAAATATCCGAAGCCTGATTGAATCATTTAATACCACGATGGATATGGAAGAGTTCACTGATGAATTTCTTTCTGCCATTTGGGATGTTTCTACGGCTACGGGATACGGACTGGATGTGTGGGGTAAAATAGTTGGCGTTTCACGGCTTCTTAACGTTCCTCAGCAAGCCACATATTTTGGATTTGATGAATCGTTTATAAGTGCATCAGATGATTCGCCAAAGCCATTTGAGGAAGCGCCTTTTTTTGAAGGCGTACAGTTAACAACAACTGTACGTCTGGCTGATGATGGGTACCGCAAACTCATTATGGCTAAAGCAATGGCGAACATTACGGACTGCACGATACCCACCTTAAACAGTGCGCTTGATTATTTGTTCGGTGCCGAGGGTTCGGCGTTCGTGGCAATAACCGGCGTTATGTCGATGAGCTACGTCTTTAATTTCAACCTGAGCCCGGTTGAGTGGTCCATCTTGCTCAACTCAAACGCTGTAGCAAGACCAGCAGGCGTGAGCGTCAGCATCATGTCACTGGATTTCGATAATACATTTGGCTTCGCAGAGGCGGGCCTTCAGCCCTTTGAAAACGGCACTTTCTTCCCTGATTCAGGAATTCAAAATGCAAACCAGCTCACAGCCTAAATTACTGCCGGTTCCATTTGCGGACGCAGGCTCTAAACAGAATATTCCTAATGATTCCCAGATTGGCATTACAGCCGGGCGTGCATCATATACTGACGGCTTTCCACCATTAACCAGAACCCCTCTGGCGGCTGGCGGCGTTCCTCCATTTGGTACCGATTTTAACGGTGTACTTAATGACATCACCGCGTCAATTCGTTGGTCCCAGGCTGGCGCGGGTTATGCGTTTAACGCTTCTTTTAATACAGCTATCGCAGGATATCCAAAGGGGGCGAGAATCCCCAACTCAACCCTTGATGGATACTGGTTGAACACAATTGATGGCAACACTGCTAATCCGGAAGTTACAGGCGCTGCGAACACAGGATGGGTTCCCGCTGAAAGCTATGGCATAACAGCCATTTCCGGCTTTTCAGGTTCAAGTGTGACACTTACCACGTTGCAGGCATCGAAAGAACGAATTACCTTGGCTGGCACGTTGAGTGCAAACATTAACCTGGTGGTGCCTGCATGGATCAAGCGATGGACGTTCGTAAATAACTGCACTGGGCCTTTTTCAGTGACAGTGAAAACACCGAACGGCGCTGGAGTTCCAATTGCATCTGGTGCCACTGCCATCCTTCAGGGTGATGGCGTAGATATCCTTCCGGGCTCAAATCCCGGTGCATTCTTAGCTACCCGAGTTTTCACCACATCTGGAAGCTACACACCTACATTAGGAACGAAAAGAATTAAGGTTACTGCAATTGGCGGCGGTGGAGGTGGCGGCGGATCGGCAGCAACAGATAGCACTACCCGCAGCTGTGGAGGTGGTGGCGGTTCTGGAAACACTGCTATCTCTATTATAGACATCTCCTCATTAACTCTTCCCGTTTCAATCAATATAGGAACTGCGGGTGCAGCAGGCGCAGCTGGAGGAAATCCAGGCGGGACTGGGGGGCAAGGAGGGACTACTTCATTTGGCGCATATCTTTTCGCATCAGGTGGGTTCGGCGGGGGAGGTGGATCTTTAGCTACTGACTCACTGACATCTGTCACCGCCAATGGAGGAACGAGTGACACACCCACAACAGGTAATCTGCTAAATCAGAGGGGAGCCGCAGGATTGCAAGGAATTGTCGGGAGTAATGCCATCTTATCCGGCGCTGGCGGGGCTTCAAGCTTAGGTGGTGGTGGCAATCCAATTGCAGCTGGAGCATCTACATCCGGAGAAAATGGAATTTTCGGAGGAGGTGGCTCTGGTGGGATTTCAATCAAAACATCTTCAACAGGAAAATCGGGCGGGGCTGGCGGTGCAGGTGTTGTAATTGTGGAGGAGTATGCATGATTTCTAATTATGCTTTAGTGCAGGACAATAAAGTTATAAATACAGTTGTGTGGGATGGTGAGGAAAATGTAAATTTTGGCGATGATTTATCCGTCGTTCTGATTCCTGATGGTGCTCCAGTCAGCATTGGATATGAATACGATGGTGAAAAATTTTCCGCCCCTGCTCTTACAAAAGAGCAACAAGCCGCTCAAGATGCCGCTGCTATTTCCTCTAATATCAACATAAAATCTTCACTTATGGATGAAGCTAGCCAAAGAATAAACGTGCTGCAGGATGCAGTCGATCTGGAAATGGCAACCAGTGATGAAACAACGGCACTTCCATTATGGAAGAAGTACCGCGTCCTACTTAGCCGGATCAACGCAGAAGTTACTGAATCAGTAGTGTGGCCAGAAAAGCCAGCATACTGATTTAAAACTTCTGCTCGACTTGAAGCATTCTTCCAATCTTAATGAATGGCAACTCAACCAACTTGTGTAAAACATAAGCGAAAGTAATTGCTATAATCGTTGATGTGGCAAGCTTGGTAAGGTTGCCCGCTTCCTGCCAAAAGAAAGGCGGGTGCTCAAGTAAAAGGTACATTATGAAGAAGTGCGTGATATATATTGAAAATGATATGTCACCAAAGAAAGATAGCACCCTTGAATTAAATACCTTGAAGTTTTGCTCACAGAGGATTATGGCAATAAATAATGGGAGCGCAATTAGATAAAATTGTGTAAAGCCAGAACCATAAACAATTTCAGAAAAGTAAAGCCAACCCGAAAGGAGAGCTAATAACGAAATTAACGGGTAAGTTACAGCTGGCTTAAGATGTAACCATCCTCGCCTGAACGCCTCACAAATCCACATTCCCAACAGGAATTCTAAATGAAGGGATGTACTAAAGAATTTCAGCGCATGGTCGACATAGGAACTGTCCCCAATCGCAGCTACGTACTCAGAGCTTAGTGAGGTAGAACCAGTAAAGAATATCTGTAGCAGAAAAACTTGTGCTAGTAGCAAGGCTGACGTTATTAAAACTCGATGGCTATGGTTGATCAGCATTGCTATACCGAAAACAAAGTAAAACCATATTTCGTATGAAAGTGTCCATGCAGGACCAATCAAGTTAAAATCGAATTCTGGGGCGGGTCGGTTATAGTCCTGAAGTATAAACAATCCTGATTTTATCATGCTCCAGATAGGATGAACGTTATACCTGACAAGGAAAATTGAAGATATAACCAGAATGAAAAGAAATAGCGGATAGATGCGGAAAAATCTTTTCAGGAAGAAATTAAAAACATTTCCATCATGATTTGTAACGTAGGCTATTATAAATCCACTAATTAAAAAGAACAGGTCAACGCCAAAACCTCCGTTAAGGAATGCCGTGTTAAAAGGCTCAACCTTTCCGATATACATAAATGAGAAGTGGAACATGACGACAAGTAGCGCCGCTAATCCTCTTGTGTAGTGAATACTTTTTAACATGAATAGTCCAAAGTGAGAGTTTCGCGCAAGATAGTACCAATCATTCTTTCTGCCTGGTAGAAGAAAAAACCCTCGGCGACGGGGCAGAGGTATATCTCGACAATCCTAGGTATTTAGGTGAAAAAAAAGCCCGTCACTCGAGGAGAGATGACGGGCAACGTGGTAGGAAACTAGTTTTTGATGTGCTTATGACTGGCATCCGAGCCAGCACCCTCAAGGTTAGCAACTCATGGTCTTGACGCAAGCGCAAGCGGTT